CCACTTTTCAACGCCGTCTGCGCCTACGCAAGTAACGGTGTAAACACCACCAGCACCAACGGTTTCACCGAGGCCGGGGCGTGTGACTAAAGTGGCTGTCACTTGGTCTTTTGCTGAACTGAATTCCATGATAGATCCTTAAGAAATGCGCACGATGGCGCTGTTGGCATCGGGGGTTGGGAAGATGATTTGGAAAGTGTCGTTGTTTACAGTCTTGTCTGAACCAAAATCCAAAACTGCAACTGACTTATTACCTTGCGTGACGTTGTAAACCAGAGCACCACGACAGGTAAATGTAGCGTTTGTCCAAGTCGAATTGTTGAACGAAATGTACGCTGTTGGGACACTACTAGAGTTGTTACCCGATGTAGGAGATACTGAGATTGTCAGAGTATTCCCACCGGTTGTGTAACCACCACCGTTTGGCACTTCCCCAGTGGTTGTGTACACCGTAGTTGTAGGGCCAATGTTAGATGCGGCTGTATACAACGCAACTTTAAACGTATTGGGAGTTGTTGGGCCGAAGTTATGAATTGCCTGAAGCAGTTCAACTTTAAAGCTTGTGGTTGCTGTTTGTTGGATAGACATATCAAGTTACCGCCTGTCTGTATTGACCAGAACGATATGCGTCCTGACGCTCCATGCCATCGCCCAAACGTTTTGCCAACGCAAGTGCTTCTTGGTACTTGCCATTGTATAGCGCCATCATATCTTGCTCACCCTTCATGTAAGTGTAAGCCTCAACTAAAGAGCCGTACAAAAGCACAGAGTCAAAGTTATCACCAAGCCATGTTTGACCATCTGCTGCTACCGTAATGGACTCTGGGTAGTAGTAATAGTGCAACTCCACCGTATACGTTGCATCAGGCGTAGGGCCAAGAATAAACGCCAACTCATCCGGAGCATTTGTCTGAGAACCAAACAAAGCGTAGTACTTTGGAATCGCTGTATCAGTGGGCTGTGGGTAAGCCTGACGAATAAAGTTGACGTCTTTGTTCAACAGATACTCGTACGACCCTGCGGCATCTACAACAGCCAAAGAATACACCGCTAGGAAGTCATCAGGGCAACCCAGATACTTATTGCCGGAAGACGTTGAACCCGTCACATTCTTGCGGATGGATGGGAACTGAACTGTGTTGTAAATACGCTGCTCAGCTTGCCGAACAAACACGGGTATCTCAGCGATAAAATCCGCTTCGGTATTTTCCGTGTACGCTTGAATCGCGTTGTAGAGCGCAGTTCTGTCCATAGTTACGCCATTGGGCCTCTAGACATCAGACCTTTAGTAGCTGCACCCGTACCGCGCATCTTGATGCCCGATGTTTTAGTGGGCTTATAGCCTTGGCTACGAGAGTTAGCTACGTTAGTAGGCGTCTCCCGCAGGTATTTAGCGTTGTCTTCAACACCGGCCTCTTGGATAGGAGCAGGCTTAGGTTGACGATAGATTTTTGTAGCCATGATTAACCTCCACGACGTCCGGGGGACTTTTGGTTAGCAATCTTAGCCATGTTACGGCCCATCTTCAGCATATCGCTGTTTGTCTTACCACCAGCACGAAGTTTGGTTGGGGTCTTACCGGGGTGCATGTTTTTCTCATGCTTGCCAACGGCAGACTTAATCATCTTCTTGTCTTGCGCTAAATCTTTCTTGTCCATTTTAGGCTCCTATCTGTATCGTTACTGTACCAACTTCTGCAAATAAAACCAAGTAGTTTGGTGTTAAAGCAGTATCAAAAAATCTGGCCCCACCAACGGGGTTCCACCCCCACTGAAAGACTCGACTACCTTGCTCTGGAAAACCATTGGCATTTGCTGCTGTGCTGTTGGTATTCGTAAGCTGCAACCCGCTCAAACCAGACTGATAATAGCTTCGATCAGGGCGAGGGTTTCTCAAACCTTGTGGGTCATCAACTGGATACATACCCAGTTGCAACTGTGGCTGATCTGGATCCCAGCACTCAGGGCAAACCAACAAGTCGTAATTCTTCGTCTTGATGATCTCTTTACGCAATACTTTTAACTTGAACCGTTGATCGCAACGGTCGCACTGCGCAATCGCCCATTTGCCGGAAGCAAACCGATTACCCATCAGGTGCCCCCAATGTATTGCTGACGAGGTACAAACCGCACAGCGGCCTTCTCCCGGTCTTCTGTTGCTGCCAATTCCCACGCTTCGTCGTATTGCTGCTTCAGTATAGGCAAGCGCTCAGCGCCCCCGGCGATCTTTAACGCCAAGTAGTACGACAGACCAGCGGCTAAGCATGGGATAAATCTAAACGGAATGTCCATCACGTTCACACCACCACCCGCATCCTGCGTGCGGCGTAAGCGCCAGTAGACAAATGTGTATTGCTGCGCCGAATCTGGAGTCGGCCAAACCGTAACAGCAGGGACTTGCGCCCAATACACTGCCACACCAGCGGTATGCTGAACAGCGATTGTCTCTTGCTGGCCACGGAAGCAGTTGTAGAGCGTACCGGTCTTAGAGTTTGTGTTCTGTGTGATGTAGCCGTAATTGATGATCTCGTCATCAATCTTAATGAAACCAGTAGAGGGAAGACCCGTCACGTCGTTCAGCACAATCTCTGTGCTTGTAGATGTAATGGTCGTTGTAAGTGTGGCTGCAATCGGCGAATTCTGGCCATTGAAGCGTTGAACCCAGACCTGAATAGGCCGGGCTTGTTGAATCTTGTTAGGGATCGTAGCGTACGTAGAAACACTAATACGTGTGATTGTCAGGTCGGCCTGATTGTTTTGGATGTTGGCGCTTGTGCGGATCACATGCTCAATCAAATCTACCGTGTCATCTGGCAAAGCGTACGTGTTTTGGCCTTGAACCAGAGTAATCTCACCCTGCTCAATCGTCCACATATTAATACCGCGATTGGCCCAATCTGCAAACATGATGTTCAAACTGCGGCGAGCAGTGCGCAGGTCATAGCCAGTACGCAATTCACCACCGGCGCGTTCAAACGCCTCCTCGACTAATTCATCGAGTTGGAGGTTGAAGCTTGATGCGCCAGAAGTAATTGCCATTATCTAAACCCTGCTGTTTTCTTTGCAATCTTTTTTGGTTGGGCTACGAATTGTTTTCCGGCGGCTTTTCCTGTCCGCTTGGCTTTGGTCGTCGCAGCGTACTCAGCAGGGCTGAGACTTTTGATCGCAGCGCTTGGAAGATATCTTTCACCCGTGTCAGAAGAGCGTTTGCCACTTTTGGTTCTCCATTTTTGGTCGCCCCAGTCTTTCAACAATTTCTGAGGCGCTTTCAATCTCGATACCCCCCGCCCGCTGCTTTGTACTTCTTAGCAACAAGCTGAGCTTTACGTGCTGACCACTGCCCTGCACCCGTACCTTGCGTCGCTGCGGCTTTTACTTGGGACACAATCCTCTTACGAAGACTAGGCTTTGTGTAATTACCAGCAGCGTTTACTTTACCACCATCCGCATACTGCGTGAAATTAGTGTCATCCCGGCGAGCTTTACGCTTTCCGTTTGGCATTTTGCTGGGGTTAATGTCCCCCATACCTCGGGATGCCATCATGATTTCACCTCAATACATCTTGCAGTTAGTCTTGCCGCGTGAAGCAATACCATCAGCACGGCTTGAAGCGGAACCGCCATTTTTCATACCAAAAGCAGAACGCAAGCGTTGGCTAACAGAACGTGTATCAGTTGAACCACTGCCGCTTCTAGCGCTTTCGCGGCTTAGTTTGGCGCGTTCTGCCAAAGACATTTTGGTCTTATCAGCAGGGGCTGCTTTAGATTCGGCTTTAGGGGCGGCTTTAGCGGCTGGTTTAGAAGCAGCTTTAGGGGCGGCTTTGGGCGTAGCTTTAGGTGTAGCCCGTACCGTTTCAGAAGTACCCGATTCGCCATATTCTTTGGCGTTGGGGTTTGTCAACATACCTTCTGTGTTTTTGTTTGCTGCTTCTTCAGCATCCATTTCAACCGCGCTTCCGTCTTCGCCGTTGTAACGTTTCATTTTACGTGCCATGATTAACTCCTTAGATTAACAAGTTTTGCTGGTACTACACCATTTTGCCGCGAGTCTTGCCCTTAGTGGCAATACCATCAGCGCGAGAAGAGGCTGACCCACCTTTAGCTTTTTTGCTTACGGATGCGCCATCAATATCTTGGGGTACAGGCATACCCTCGCGGAAGACTGTATCCTTTGGAGGTGCGGGCTTCTTAGGCGCTGGCTTTTTAGCCGCTGGCTTTTTAGTGGGGGGCGCACCTTCGGGATCCATAGGCGGTTTTCCCATTTCAGCGGTGTAGACTGGATCAGCCATATTGTTCCCTTAGCAGGCTTTGCCGCCGCGCTTCATGCCCAAGGGCTTGGAGCCAGACATTTTGACCATAGTACCTTTTGAGATACCTTTGGATTGGACAGCGTGCTCGCCTTTGCCTTTAAAGCCACCGGCTTTAACAGCGCCCATCTTTGCATTAGTGATGCCGTTACCGGCGCTACCACCTTTTGCCATTTTCTTTGCAGCCATAGTATTACCGCCTTCTTTCATAATTGACATCTTGCCATGAAGTGTCTTAGGTTTATTAACTTTTTGAAGGTCGGCACGGGACGTATCAGTGTCCTTACCAAACTTCATCCCTTTACTTTTCTCACTAAACTCTTTTGCAACTTTTACAGGAACGCCAGATGCTTTAGCAAACGCTGGGTTGTGAGCCACAGCGTCCATAAACTTCTTTTGTTTTTCACTCTTCGCTGGCATCTGAACCTCTTTTGCGATTAGTTACTTCACGAACGGTGTCAGACTCCCAGATACGAAGACCAAGGTAGATAACCGTAAACAAGGAAGCCAAAGGCGGAAGCCACGTAGCCATAACACCAACAGTTGTTAAAACTGCTGCGCCATCTGCAACTGCTTTAGCTGTGTCATGCTGAGTCATACCATCCGCCCTTTTGTCTTACCTTTAGTAGCGCAGCCATCAGCCGCAGTTACATAGCCACCATCCGCGCAGTTCCATGCCCTCAAAGACTTATTGATCCGTGAATCCGGATCGTTGGCTGTCTTCTCGCTGGTTAGCTTCTTTTTCATTCCACTCATCCTCGCACAGAAAGAGTCGCGCCGGGAGCCGCCTTCGGGCTGGGGCCGTTTCAAATTCATGCCTTGCGCTTTCGCAGAGGCTCGCCCTTTGGCGTTTAGACCGCCACTGGGGTTCTTCCCTTCCGCTCTCTGCCATGCTGGACTCTTAGCCATAGAATATTGTCAATCCGGTTTGGTTAGCCAGTTGAGCATAGATACCGGTACGGGCCAAAATACCTTCCCCGGGGATCAGTAGCGTCACAACATCTGAAGCAGTGTTGGTGTCATAGGACGCCAACCAACGAGTGCCTTGCGAAACAGCCGTGCCAGCCGTCACCGTGCCAGAGTTGATGTCTGTAACGGTGTATGTGTCTGCTGTCAGCACAGTAACAAGATAATTACCATTAGTGGCAGCTCGACCTGACACATCTAGAGAAAATGTAAGGCCAACGGCTTCCCCTGTAGAGAATCCATGCGCTACGCGAGTTACAGTTACCGTATTGCCCGAACGTCCATAAGTAGCAGATACTGGAGCAGTAGTAGTGTCCCAGAAGTTAATCGTGCCCGCCGTAGCGGTACCCATAGAAATCAGACCTTTAAGGCGATTACGCCCCACAACCATCTGCCCACTTACATTCAAGTGCGCCGATAGGACATCATATTGCATCGTCATAATCAATCTCCTTTAAAAACGGGGCCTAAGCCCCACGGGTTGATTAGCTCAGAGCAGCGCCAACAGCAGTAACCCAAGCAGAGCCAGTAGAAATTACAAGGCAGTATTCGTTGTTACCTGCGCCATTGTCGCTAATCAAGCGAACTTGGCCAGCATTTGCGGCGGCAGCGGTAGGTAGTGCGGCAGTCAAGATAGCAGGCAGATCAACAAAAGAAGAAACCGTAACGCTAGTTACGCTAGTAGCTGCGCCTAATGTGGCGTCAACAGTGACTGCGCCAGTAGTAGAGTCAATAGAGATGGACTGAAAGCCGTTTTGCGACCGTACTGGGCCGTTGAATGTGGTATTTGCCATGATTTTTCCTTACATACAAGTTAAGTGCATCAATCAGTATGTTGTCTGCCGGGACAGTTTGATGCACCGGAAAGCCCGGAATGAAGTCAATATACACCAAAAGAAAAGGGGGCACAAGGCCCCCTTCTCACTTTTATCAGGTCGAACCTGAAGATCCAAACATACCGAGAGGATCAGACCAGCCGAAGCTATAACGCTCGCGGGCTTTGTAACGAACGTTACCTGTGTCGAAGTCGCCGTCCATGCTGTTTTGCAGCGGTGTACGAACAAAGTGCTTCAGACCGTTAGGCACGTCAGTGGTCAAGAACCAACCGTTTGTGTCTGTCAAGAAGTGGTTGACAGTGTAGCCTTCAGGAATAGCACCCATCTGCTTCAATGCATTGATGTCGTTATCCGCTGTAGATACACGCAACTCAGTGTCCAACAGGCGTTTAGCCGTGAACATCAAAGCTGGAGGAACAATCAACTTCTTAGGCTTAGCAGCAATCAGCAAACCACGCTCATCTGTCCAAGCAGCGATTTGAATAACGGCGGCTTCCAAAGAAGTCTCGTTCAAGTCAGCTTGTGTAGAGGGAGTGTTGCTGTTAACGCCACCAGAGATCAAGGGGTGAGCTGTGTTAAACAAAGACACACCATCGCCACCGGGGTAGCTAGATGAGAAGCCGTTGTTCAAGACTGCAGCAGCCTTAACTTGCTTGGTGTAAGCCATGGCACGAGCCAAAGACTTGGTGTAACGAGCAGACAAGCTGTCGTACAAGTTATCTTCAATCGCTTCTTCAGTGATTGAGAAACCCAAGGCGATGGTTTCGTGTGTGTATCGAGTTGACCATGCTTCTTGTGCATTGTCGTAAGCGATGGCTGAGCCCTCGTTCTTGACAGGTGCGGCTGAGAAGCCAGAAAGCTTGGTCTCTTCTTCGAATGAACGCTCAGAGGTCTCTGTTTCGTAGATCTCTTTGTGCTCTTCGCCGTAGCGAGCATACTCCATACCGAACAAAGCGTTCAGACCCGGGAGCAACTCTTTCAGCAGTTGTGCGCGTGAAATAGCCAT